ATTCGTTAGCATATGCTAACAACAAAAATTTGTACATGCACGAGACAAAGCTATTAAACAAGGCATTTTCAGATGTACAATAAAATGTACAGCACATGAAAATGACTCCATGTTAGCCTATACTAACAAAAACAAACATTTATTCGAGCGAAAATTAGATAAAATAAATCAACTGAAAAAATAAAATAACACTCGTTTGCAACTTTTTTTAAAAAACTCGAAGAATAGTCAAAATGACTATAAGGGCAACAACGTCAGTGTTTGTGCAGGTTTTAGAAATTGCAATTGTTAGCCATAACTAACACAGCACACACGTTCGACTAAAATCGTGTCAAGCATAAATTACATCAATTTCTGTTAGCATATGCTTACAAGATTTTAGTGCCGTAACGTGATCTGGTGAAAAAATGGGATAAAGAGAACGAGTGTTCGAAATCGCGAGATCCGGTGCCAGGATTTGTACAGATTTTTGTATAGAACGAGTGTTTGCGATTGTGTGTTTGGTATGGACAAAAAAACACCCATGCACAAATTTATGTGCATGGGCTTAAAATCAGATGAGTTCCTGCTCGTACAAAATCAGAGTGATATTTGTAATAGCAGTGGAAGTATCATCGAAATGGTATGTGTTAGGATTTCCGCCCGCAGTAGGTGCGATCAAATTAGTGTGTGAAAGCTCGCATCCGTTAGTATTATCGTGTGTCAGATCATATGTGATCTCTTCGAATCCTCCAGAAACAGGTGTGTTATTATGTGCAATAAAACGCTGAATTGACCCACCCGAAGCACCAACATAATGCAGCCTGTACCATGTAACAACACCGTCATTAATACAATAGATTTTATAATCGTTTCCGCGTGTAATAGTCTGATCTGTAAAAAGCTGATTAAATGCTGCACCCATAGTTCCTGAAGTGGCAGTGATCGAATTTTTAACCTTCCAGCTCTTAATTGCTCCAATGTCAGTCTGTAACTGTCCAACGTCAGTCTGAAGCTGTCCAACGTCACTCTGAAGCTGCTGCACATCACCGGATAAATCCTCAGTTGCAAGAAGTTCCGTTGTAACATTAGTAGTTGCACAGTTAGTATCCGGAACGATCGTGTCACCAATAGCGATAGCCTGTGTTGCCTTATACAGCACATCATTGTATATGAAATAGTCACCGATAGCATAAGCATGAGTGCTTGTAGCGCTTGCCTCATTATAGGCGCAAATCATATCCTCTAAATCCTGTCTAGTGTCAGTGATCTGACCAGACATAGAAGTAATAGCACCCTCCGCAGTTGTCAATCTGGTATCAAGTCCAGCAATATTACCAGTATTAGTGCTAATATTCTGCTCGGCTGTGTCCATTCGCGTTTCCAAAGCATCAATGTCAAGTTCTGCCTGCGCTGTATCCTGAACTGCTCCATAAAGCGCCGAGTCAACGTCAGAAAATGCCTGATTAGTATCTGACCAGTCGCGTTTATCGGCGCCCGTTGTTAAGGGCAGATTATAATGAGTAGTTCCGTTAGTGTAACTCATGTAAATATCTCCTTTCTTATTCCAGTGTTAAGTGTGCATACTGCTCGGCGGTTATTCCGGTTCCAGCAGGTCGATATACGACACGATTCCCTATTGTTAGGTCTGTATTAAGTCTCAAATAATCATAAGCGCTAATGTTAAGCGCTGCATAAGCATCAGCATCAAGGTCAAGTGCTGCATACTCACTTGCTGACATTGTACCCAGTGCGTAATTAATGCACTCTGACAATGCAACACTATGATCTTGCTTAACACCCGCGACGGGCATAAAAACATAATCATAATGCAGCCGCTCGCGTCCATAAACTAAATACTCATCAGCTGTTAGATTAAATGCTGCATAATCATCAGCACTTAAACCCAACTTGCAATATTGTTCAGCGCTTAGATTATTGCCTAAATGCTGATATAGCAACTTATTATTCAGGTCAAAATCTATGCGCCCATCCGGAGCATATGCATATGCGTTCCAGTTGTAAACGTTGATTGCAACATGCAATAACATTTCGTGTATCTCGTCAATTTCTGACTGCAAATAAAACACTTTCTCATTGATATAGAAATACAACTTGTGCTCACTTAATGATATTGCGCTGTCTGTGTACTGTCGCAATGACTTGTAAACTGCATCAATGTAGGCTCTCAAACTATTAATATCAGCGATCGCGTGTTTGATCTGATTTATCTGATTCTGCAAATCATCATCAACAGCTTTTCGTGTATTCGCTTCATCATTGATAAGTTTAATCAAATCACTTTCAAGTTCTGTGATACGGCGCTGAATTATCACAACTGTTGATTCTAAGTCAGATATACGCCCCGAATAAGTATTTACTTCATTGTGCAGCGCTTGTACTTCATCCTGCAAATGATCGACAGTCTCATAATAATCTGCGAGCTGATCAATTATTGCTTTGATCGATGTTATATAATCATCAAACTTTTTGATCTCTGCCAGAACCCAATCAAGATTTAATTCGTGCACATTTGTGTATGGTATCTGATTTAAAGCCATTAAAATTTTCTCCTTTCCGGTGAAATTTCAACGGTTACAACAACATTCTGTTAATTTAATTATACAATTTTTAGTAGACAAGTAAACAGAAACGCTTTTTAAAATCATCGATAATAAAGTCTAGCAAATTGAACATAGCAAGCTCCTGCTCTTGCTTAATAAGCTCTTGCGCGCTCATGTGATCACGTCCATGCCAATCCTTATTATAGTTTTTCTTTAACTGCTCATCATGATCAACAGTGTTTTTAGTCGTTCCGGTTTCGTCCCGAACCTTACCGTATTTTGTGTCCTGATCAGTCTTAATCTGTGAATTATAAGTGCTCTTGTCCGAGGATTCAGGTTGCGCTGTGTTATTTTCATTGTAACTATACACACTATGCAGCGCGGTATCATCACCTGTTTTTTTGTCGGTCCGATCAATGGTATCTTTTCCGGAAAGTGTCTCTTTTAACTTACGCTCAAAATCTGTGATAATATCTTTTTCGAGCTTGCTTCCGAGATGATCCTCTAAATGCATATCAACGTTTTCGAGCGGATTATAAGTATAATTCTGTGTATTTTTGAGCCACTCCCATGTACTTTTACGTTTCTCGCACCACTGTGTAATAGCATATTTAAGAAAATCAAAATTGCTATATAGAAGCTCAAATTCTGCTGTTTCCATGAGCAGATTTGTTTTAAGTGCTGCAAGCTCGTCAGATGTGAAATTACTGGGAAGCGTCAGACCATCTAAAATGCTATTGTCATAATTGTAAAGACCTAATAAAGATATTGTCGCTCTCATTTTGATACCTCACTAGGCTTTGTATCTGCCTCATTTACGGATGTTTCATCTTTAAACCTAAACTCCACCGAGATATTAAGATTAAACATCCGATTGACGCGCCTGCACCCGTCCCGCATAGTCTCTAACCACTGTGAGCACAATGATTTTGTGTCTATGTCATTAGATGCAACTTCATCAGTTATTAACCGCTCACGCTTTTCTGTATTCGCGTTTGGGATTCCGATCATAGTTAAAAATTCACGCTCAATTTTCTTTAGATCGGTGAGAACGTCACCTGCAATATAAGTGTTCTTAAGATTCTGATTGAAAAATTGCAGCGCTAGTTTCCCGTCTTCATCTAATAGACACTTGTCATATACTGCGACAGGTTCACCGGATGCAATACGGTCATAGAGCTTTTTAAATGCCTCGGCACCTGCTTTATTACCCGCAGCAAATAGGTATGCTAATCTGCAATTCAATAAATTAGTTCCGGCTGATTCCGCAGCTAAAGCCATTAAATCACCGTAATAATTAATAATGTCAAGTATTCCGCAATAATCCAGATTTAACTTTATTAGCTCTGTCTGTACTCCAATTCGCAATTCTTTGAGACCGGATAAAAGCGGGTTAGATATTAGAGCGGTTGTAGGCTGGTAGTAAATACCGTAACCGGATAAAGTGCAATGTTGCGGTATCACTCCAAACTTATCAGTATTAATTACTGCTATATGCCCCATACAAAAGAGAATATAAGCAAAATAATCATAATCCCAAGTGTCAGGAATTTTCCATTTGAAGACAGATATTGCTTTAATGAGCAAATACCGCTTAAAGTATCGCGCTAGTGCTGTATCATGAATGTGCACCGTTGACGGCTGCAAAATAGAGTCATATGCATTTTGATAATCATAATAAATAGGTAGACCCTGCCACAAATCAAATCACCTCTATTCTATATAAAAGCCTTTATTCATGTAATCTGTGATCATGTCGTTTTCATAACTGGAACCCGCTCCATTGAACGTTGAATTGCGTAGTTTAACGTATCCGGTTTTACCTGCTAGAGAGCCTACACAGAAATTAGGATACCCGAAACCGGATGCCATATTTGCGGGCGTATCGCTTAATTGCGCACCTACGCACCAGATATGACACACTTTATCAAGTTCAACACTAGCAAAACCGCCCAGACCGCCACCGGATAACGTTTGACCACCGAGCGCGTCAGCGAGTCCTATTCCACCACCAGCAGCGGCTAACAGACCAGCTAAACCGCCACTAGTACTTTCAGCGATTGCCATAGTTGCAAGTCCTGAAATGATAGAAGTTACAGAACTTGTTACTTTTCCTGACGAAATGTTGGAAGCACCAACACCAACGGGAGCAGCTACATTTGTGTTTGCAGTTGTAATTATCTGGTCACTACTTCCAGATTTAACGCTAAGTGCAACGTCGCCGTTTTCGTAGGAAAACGAATAATGAATTGTTATAGAGCTGTCATTTACAAGCTGATCAACTGGTAATGTCATAACACCAAACAGCGGAGCATACATGTACAGCTGACAATTTGTTGATGATCTTCTCCAATCGCTATTTTGCCATGGGATATTTAAAGTGACGCTATCAGTAACGACTTTAGCTGCAACTTTATATACAGTTTCACCTGTTGGGAATGAGCCAATAACATAGTTGTCGATCTCTTCACCAATTGCACTATGATGTACCACCCATGGGAGTGTAAAGGCATTTCGTATATTACGCGACGCGGAGTCTTTTGTAAAAAATTGCTCCATGACATCGCACATACGCTGGAAGCCATTTAGAGTAATATCTTCTATGGTAGTTCCTGCAACGGTTGTTGTTGTCCAGTCAATACCATCTAAAAGGTCATAGATATGTCCAGCATTGGCAAGTATAAAAGTTCCGGTGCATTTATTTCCGGTAGTGCTCAAAATCACGCAACCGTTTTGCGTAAATGTTGTACCCGATAAAGCGCCGTAAGTCTCCGTAACAACCGGAACTGTTAAACGCTGCATACGTCCATCTATAATGCTCATAGTAGGAGCTGAACTGTATTCTATAAATACGCCTGTTTGACTCTGAATTGCAGCTTTAAAACTTGCAAGCACATCAACAGTACACTGGATTACTACAACCGAGCCTGTTTTATAGGTCCGATTTACAATAAAATAATAGCGCCCAAAATCGGATACATGCACATAATTATAGATACCATACTCCGCAATATTAGCCGCCTTAAGCTCAAAAACGGGATTCTCTAACGTGCAATCATCCTTTAGCAAAACAGACGCGGTTTTTTGTGCCGCGCCTGTTGGGATTGCCGTTGAATTTTTCCGTTTCGAGAAATTAAAAAATTCAACAGTTATAGACATATGATCACCTTAATCCAAAAGGAAGAGAACTGCATTTTCGAAGTTATCATTATAATAACGATCTGTGAAGTGGAAATAAACATTAGAGTATCCACCAGCAGCATTAAACGGTGTCCGCGCGGACCACTGATTTACTACGGTCATTCCCATCATTTCACGATCAAAGATGAGCGCGAAAATGTTATCTTCCGTTACTGTGTCACTCGCAGGAACGCCCGTGTTGTCAGTGTATCCGCACTTTACATTGATCTTTGTAGGGTCCTTTATGGACTGCCAGAATGAAACGGATTCAGCTTCCACGCCGCGCAAATATCTGTCATTAAACGTATTTGCATAGACCATGGAGTCAATCATGTTTCTTGTAGGAGCATAAATGTATGCTCGCTGCATTTCCTTTGGTGTGTGTCTCTTAATTTCCTTTCCGGAAATGTTGTTATGGAAGATTTCGGACCGTTCTGTAAGCAGGTCTGATACCGTAGCCATTCTTGCATAAGCCCACTGGATAAACGCTTTAAAGTTATCCGGTTCATATACTGACTGTGCATCGAGAGAAAGACCCGTGAGAGTATTATATTCAGTGAGCAAATGTACAATCTGACTCGAATTATTAAGCGCAATAATTCCGGCAATAGCATTTACTACGGTTGAGCGGCTAAGCGATTCATGCGCCTGCTCGATAATATCAGAACAGTTCTGTACTACCATAGCAACAAAACGTGCAAATTCTGTTTCGCTGCTAAATGCTACATCGAGCTGATCTTTAAATAATGTATAGTGGCGCTGGTAAACTTCCTGACCATAAAAGTTAGTCTGTAAGATATTAGGCTTTGAAACCTTATACATATCAATAGACTGACCCTCGGTAAGCGGTAAGCGCTCATCTGATTCCCAGTCTTTATCCGCAATTGCAAGTTTTCTAACATGATTACCAAAAGTAATCCGGTCTGTTTCCAGCGTACGGAACTTTCTTGTATAGGGTCTATTAGAAAAAATGGTTCTGGATAACACCTGTGAAATAGCACTAATTACGTTATCGTAACCAGATTTAAGTGTTACGTCCGCAACAGTTACAAATGAGCTTGTATCTGTCGCTGTAAGTCCTGCGTTTCCGGTTGCCTGTGCAGCAATCGAGTTAAGGACTGTGTAAAGCTGATTCTGGGTTAAAGAATTAGCCATTATTTCTGCTCTCCTTTCTTATCATCTTCTTTAACAGATGGTGGATTAATAATAGAAGCAATGACATCATCAACAGTGTCCTGCTTTCCCTGATTCGCTCCAAGTATTGCGTTGCTTTTGATACTTTGATCAAGTGCGCCGATTGAGCGCAAAATCTTGTCAAAGGGGTCATTTGTCTGCTGCATCTGAACAGGCTGCTGCATCTGAACAGGCTGCTGCATCTGAACAGGCTGCTGCATCTGAACAGGCTGCTGCATCTGAACAGGCTGCTGCATCTGAACAGGCTGCTGCATCTGAACAGGTTGCTGCATCTGAACAGGCTGCTGCATCTGAACAGGTTGCTGCATCTGAACAGGCTGCTGCATCTGAACAGGCTGCTGAACCAACTGCATCATTTGCGGTGTAGATGCCTGCACAGTATCTACCATTGTTAATTTACTGATCTGGTCTGCAGTAAATCCAGCGTTACTTAAAGCGATAATATCATTTAATGTCATTGTTACACCTCACTAACTTTAACAGAATGTTGTTAGTTTTATTGTACACAAACACACGTTTTTTGCAAACAAAAAATCAGGTAGTAAACGGATTATGGATTCTCCAATCCTTGCGTACCGATTCCGTCGGTTGAGTTCGCGCGCCGTTTACCCCTGATTCATTTTAATTATAACATATCCTTATAATATTTCTCGAATAGTATTTGCAATGTGTACGATTCAAAACTAATCTTATTAATGCAATATTTCATCCATATTTCACGGTGTTTAAGCCTAAACTCACGCAGTCCATTAATATTAGCTCGATATACTTTTCTGGGAGTTCCGGAAATGTGAGTGGTGACATAATAACGGTCCTGTGATTTATGCTTATAGATTGCAAGTTCTCCCAGAACGTAAAGCAATTTGTATTGCTTTATATCTTCCGGTGTAACTGCATCCTTACACATTCCGGTGTAATTATTATTAATTGCCATATCAAAAAAGCTCGTTCCGGCTGTCATACGATAAAGCGTTGTTTGCGCTTTTAATTTAGATATTGGTGACTCATTTAGATTTAATATCATGATTCCTTGTGCATGATCATAGTAAACATCATTTCCAGTTTTCAACATTTTTTCAACAGTACCCACAAGATTTAGTGCTAAAAAGTATGGGTTCGAGATATTGTTAGAGTTTGCTAACATCAGTGTAAATAAAGGCTCCTGTCCGTCTAGCTCTCTATTTCTCCCGATAGTTTCTAGTGCATTAAAAAATGCTGTTGATTCCTCTTTGATCAGGCGCTCATGAGCTTCTCCAATAAATTCATCATATATCAGGCACTTAATATAACTAGCGTCAAACGATCGTATATTGCTAAAAGTTGATAGTGCAGCTGTTAAGCCTAAAAGATCACCTTTAGGTATAAGTTTTCCATCGTCGTTTAACTCACTATCAAAGATAGATGAGCTGTATTTAGTGACCGGAAATTGCTCAATATTTAAGCCCATAACTTTGTTGATTGAATTAAATGGACTAAACTCATGCTTTTTAATTAGGTCAAGTTGGGTCTGGGTTCGCCGCATATATAAAAATTGCATATTATTGTCCAGTACATATTTTAGCGCACCAAAAGTTTTACCTGTACCACGGGCGCCAATCATCATAATAGTGTAGGTTCTGTTTTTTCTTGCACATTTAAAGATGTAGTCAAAATTTAAGTATCCATTTTCTAAGTATAATTTTTTATTCATAAATTCCTTATAATGGAAAAGCACACAGTGAAGGTGCTGTGTGCTTTCCGATGTGTGATGTATTTAATTAAGGAGATGAGGAAAATCCCACAACCCGCAAGTTATTCTGCATATGAGCACATCAGGAACGAGCGTCCTTTATTGCTTTTACCTTCGAAAATGTTGATTGCGCTAAACTCATTACCAAAGCATTCAACGATCTGTTCAAAGCCCTCTATCATCGTTGGGCTGTTTGTAGCATAAACTCCGCTGTCTGTCTTAATCGAAATAACCTTGTAAAGCTCTCCTGTCTCCCGATCAACACTGTTAAAAAGTACCCAGTCGATAAGGTTAACTGTTGAGCCTGACAGCTCACGCATCTTCCTTATTTCCGGTGATGTAACCAAAAAATAAAGGTCCTTTTTGTTCATATCCTCGCGCGATTTTCTTAAAATTTCCATTTCTGTTTCCTTTCCTTTCTTTGTTCTGTTTCTGTTTACTTTTTCTTGTGGAAATAGTGCGGGCTGTCGGGTATAAGAACAGCCCGCGTGGGGAGAGTATTCCGTGTGACGGGGCGTCACAATGTTTCCACAAGTTGAGTATATACCAATATTACTTAAGATTGCAACATAAATTTCTAAGCATTGTAATATACTTCGGCGCATAGTTGAGTGTATATGTTGAGTCTTTAAAGTAAATATTGCTGTAAATATGTGCTCGATTCCTGCCAACTTTATATTCTCTGATTTCCGGATGATCATTATATTTTGGCTCGATTCCTGCGGATTTCCGGAAAACAAATCCTTTCCGGTATCGCGTTTCTGGCATAAAATTATAAATGCTTCCCAGCTCTTTAGCTCCCTTTTCTTTGTTTACACCTGCACATGTTAAGTGTAGCACTTCTTCGTAGCATCCTTTACGCTTTCCTTTTTCGATCTTTTCCATACAAGTATAAGCATATTTCTTAGCACCATGAGTTACAAATTTTGTCATCTCATGTTCTTGCTCAACAATCCCTAAATAATGCATTTTCCCTTTAGGGTCTTTTGCAAAACCTCCATTTTTTAATGACATCTCTTTATGTATCCGGTTGTACTCGCTAAAATCAACATTTCCAATATACTTAACACTATCAGTATCGCAGTACAAAAACGTTGCGCCCTCTGTATGCTGTACATGCTGTATGAGCGATTCAAGTTCGTAACGAGCCCATGCGCAGCACCAGACGCCCCACTGGTATAAAAGATAAGCATTTTTAACATTTTTATAGTAGATGCTTTCCAGTGATTCCGCTTTAGATTCATAAAATAGATCATCGCACTCCTCGCTAAATTCTATTAGCTGTTTTGCGGGAGATTGTACCATCAGACCATAGATCGCATTAAAACGATTTTTGAATTTTTGATAGTTGAGCTCCTGACCCTCTACATTTTTTAGGCTCGTTTTCTGCCTGAAGTAATGGATAATTAATGACTTTAATTCATCCGGTAGTGGCTTATATTCAGATTCTTTTACATTAAAGTAAAACGGGTCTGCGTCAAATTTGTATGTATTCAGGATGATTTTTATATCCAGATCGGTAACGGACATTGTTAGCTTATTTGCTCGTATTACGCGCCCGTTATCCTCTTCTGCATTGAGAAGCCCTTTACATTTGCTGACTGGTATATATGGGCAGCCGTTAAATGGGTCTTTTAATCTGACACCTGATAATACAATGTCACATAATACAGCTTTACCCTGTGCAATAAGCGCGTTTACATCCGTATCCGTAGGCTTTAATTCCCATGGATATAGCTTGTTAACTAAACTATCGGGATAACTAGACACACGGTCATAACTGTGTATTAAACCGTACTCACGAGCTTCTACAACGTGACCCACAAACCAGCGGTTTGCGTGCGTATTTCCACCCCTGAAGGCTTGCTGTAATTGCAGGAATGCATTATAATCTGGTATGGCTCGCTTAAAATCCGCTTGTTTTCGGCGTTTAATCATTGCTTGCTTAACGTCACGCCGAGTGTAGCCCGTAGAAGTTAAAGGAATAGTATAGAGAGTATCCCCGTTTGACTTCATTAATATGTCGATTGCCTGAACTAAACCGATAACATCATTAAGGCAATAGACAGTTTCATTTTTGTTGAGTTTTGACCATGGAAAACGTAATTTTTTGTAGTCTAATGTTGTTTTCTGGTTCTCAACTTTCATGTTATCGAGGAACGTTGATAGCTTATTGTTTGTCAGAACATAGCTACAACGGAACTCGATATTTTTATATATTGCTTTTATTGGCTCTCTGGGCGCAATGCTAAAGACCTGTTCAAATCCTAAGAGTTCCCGTAAGTGGTGGAACTCGAAACCCTCATTATGTATAAAGCACATCAGGCGGGTTCTATGATCGCAATATAACGATAGCCTATCAAAGAATGTTTTCAGGTCTTTAAGATCGCGTCCTATTACACAATGACCATTTATGCAAAACTGCCATATATAACAAAGTGACTGCTTTACATCGTCTAAATTAGTTGTCTCAATATCTAGTGCGCATATCGCATCGATATAATCAACGCGCTTTGCGGCTCTGCTCTCACCGTAACTGTGCGGTAATATCGGTAATGCATCATACCAATCATAATCGAAAGTGTGTATATTATCGACTGTATTAGTTATTTGCGAACAATCGCAATTTTCAACAATTTTTTGGCAACCCACATTATAAATACTCCTTAATAATTTCTTCTGGCAGCATTCCCTCATTTTCTTGCCAGAGCTTAAATAATTCCATTACTTTTTCTTTTTCTTTTTCTGTTCTTTCATGCCGTTTTGATCGTCCATGTCCTTTTTCGCTTTCTTCGTATGTTTCACTATATAGCATATGATCTAAACTACTAGTATGCATCCACTCTAGGAACTCAACAAAATCCTGCACATTCTTTGCATCAATATCATAACCGGATTCCTTAAACTGTTCTGCAAGTTCCTTGCGCTGTTCTTTTTGATATGACACAAACGTGTGCGGGTCCTCTGCGTATCGCTCAAGTTCCGCAATAATATATATCATGCTGTTCTGCATCTGGGTTTGATTATCTCCCGTTGACGTTCTAAACGATGATATAGTTGGGATTTTGCCGCCCTGATTCCAGTTATTAACGAAGTTCTGGAAACCTGTATTAAAGCCTGCCTTATCAAGTCTATCTTTTCTTTTCTGCATTTTAGATCGTGACTTGCTATATTGCTGCTTTAATTCTGCAAAAGATAATGACCTTAAATAATTAGGCTCTATGATCATTTAGTTTTACCTCCAAAGAGTGTAATATTGCCACCGCATTGACTAAATATATCAGTATAACGCTCTACGGCTCCATCATTAACGCCTATTAATAAATCATCGCGTATTAACTGTCTGATGTAGTCCGTTTTATTTTCGACGCTCCAGAGTGCATCAATTATATCAGCATCATTTATATCATTTAACTTCAGGCAGAATTTAGTGTATGACTGTTTATCTTTTTTCTCTTTCATTTAGTAACTCCTGAAAATTTTCCTTTAAAACGCCAAATATCTCTAACATCTCGTAAATAATAATTAGTGCGCATAATAAAACAAAGGGTAGCATAATAAAGACAATAAACATTGCAATTAGTATATCTGTAACTATCTTCATTTCTTCATCTCCTGCAATTCAAATTTATATGCGTTAATAAGGTCATCGCCGATCTTGAGTGTTAAACCTACCTTAATTAGTTTATGATCTGGTTCTTCCGGACAATATTCTGATAACGCCTTATAAATTAATTCTAATTCGGAACGCGTGAAAAATACAGATTTATTAGGGTCTCTCATTTTTCCATCTCACTTTCTATTGTCTTTAATGCAGTATCACAGCTATCTTTTAATGCTGCGTATAAAACATTACATGTTGCATGAGTTAAAATTAATGCATCATCTATACCAACATTATCAGCTCTTGGTATCTCATCGGACAAATACCCTTTACAAATTGCATTCTCGACTTTTCTTAACACCTTAATATATTGATTGTGTACAGCTTTTAGTGTTTCTTTATACATTTCTATTTCAGTCATTATTACTCTCCTCAATTACCCATTCATACATTAACACGCCTAGATCATTAAGAATTGCATCTATTGCAAGCTCATGCGCGTCTGCACCTGTCACATCTTCCTCTAGTGATAGAATTATAGCTTTCTCGCAAATTTGACCTGTCTGTTTATATTTAATCACTATCTTTTTCATTTTCCACCTCACCAGTAACCAGATTAAATCCAAAATTATGCAAGGTTGTTAAGGCAGCCTCACAGCGCTCAATCTTATCTGTTAATTTATCGTCATGCTCACAGTTTACACACCACTTAAATTTCAATGCATCAAATAATCTGATGTATCTCTTTTCAGAGTCCTGTTCTAAAGCTCCAACGATCGCATTTATCTGCTCTTTTGACATTCCAGTACTTTCCATAAAATTTAATGCTTCTTTTCTTGTCATTTATCAACCTCATTTCTAAATAAATTAATAGTTCCAACTACTAGTATATACCATTTCCGCAAATTGTCCATACCAAACACCTATTCTAACACAGACACAAACACAGTCACTATCACCAGCGCCCGCGCAAACACTCGTTCCCACAATCCCATTTTTTCACCGGAACCCGTTACGGCACTTGAAACTTGTAAGCATAGGCTAACATAAATTGATGTAATTTATGCTTGACACGATTTTAGTCGAACATGTGTACTATGTTAGTTATGGATAACACTCGCTAGAACGAAAACCCACACAAACACTGAAGCTATTAACCTTATAGTCATTTTGACTATTCTTCGAGTTTTTTAAAAAAAGTTGCAAACGAGTGTTATTTTATTTTTTCGGTTGATTTATTTTATCCAATTTTAGCTCGAATGTGTGTTTGTTTTTGTTAGCATAGGCTAACACTGACTCATTTTCATGTGCTGTACAATAAATTGTACATCTGAAAATGCCTTGTTTACTAGATTTATCTCGTGCATGTACAAAATTTTGCTGTTAGCATCGGCTAACGAATGTATGTTCGGTCGGCACCGGTGTGGGAATCGAACAGCAATCGAACATATGTTCTCCTAGT